AGCCATCCGCAAGCGCTTGCTATTTACGCCACCTTGCACTTTACGCCCGTAACCGCCGTCCATAACCTTCCCACCCCTCATCCATCACATTCACCTCACCCTCCCTACCATCTTCACACCCCACCATCGCCTTCACACAAAAAAAGCGACTAGCGCCAAGTCTGTGTTGGGGGCTGGGGTTGAGTTGGGCGGGGGCCGGTTTCTCAGACAGCGTAGCTGAAGCTGCCAGTGATCATCAACAAGGATGACGAGGCGCCTGCGCCGACATCGAAACGCAGTGTTCCCAAGGACGAGCCGACAGATGCTTGCACCCATGTGAACGTTCCTTGAGCACCCGATGGATTACCGAACCCATCATCACAAGCGACGCTTACCACTCCGCTCAAGTCGGTAGCGGCAGCAAATGGCGCCGCTGGTGCAACTGGCAGTGAGAACGATATGCGGCAGTTGGTTTGTGGAACGCTCGGCAACGTGGCCATCATGAACAGTTGGCAATTGACAACGCTCTTGTTCTTGGTCCAGCGAATAGCCGCGGTTCCAACGCTAGTAACGTTGACTAGCGCCGATGCAGTAGACGCGAACTGGCCAGAGCTTGTATACGAAGCCAGAGCATCAATCGCACTTGACACTTCAGCTGGTGACACGATCCAATCAGATGGAACGGCCGGTGAGAACGACAACGCGTACGAATCTGAGATGCGTAGCAAGGTGGCGGTATTGAGCAGGGAGATGTTACTCTGGCTAGGTAGTGATGCGGCGTCCGCAAGTCCTTGTACCCCAGCGCCGTTCAGCACATAACTGGCTGCAAACGAGTTGATGCATTGCACGTACGGAGCAAATGCCGCAGCATCCAATGTGGCAATCAACCCTCCGCTCATGGTAGTGCCCAAGATAATGCTTTGACATGCGACGTCGGCACCATGGAGTCGTACCGCACTAAAACAGGTACTGTTGACAATTTGGTGCTGGCCTCCGGTCAGGTTAACCTCCTGAGCCAGCGTGGAAGATCGGACAACGAACAGAGATTGATCAGTTAGCACGGCAGACACTGGACAGAGGCATACACAGTTATTCAGGGCGACAATGCCTTGCACGACATTAGCCGCGACGTAGCCGAGAGTGATGCTGGACGTGTCAAATATCTGCATGTTCTGCAGCGAGCAGATACCGCCAGATCCGGCCCAGTCCGCAAGCGTTATATTGCACTGGATGATGCAGCTGACCAGGTTACCGCCCATGATGGATATGAACGGCTTGAGAGCGAAGTCTTCGGTGTAAGTGCCAGCAGAGACGAGAACGGTATAGCGTTTGTTGTCGGCGGCATCGGTGATCGACCCAATAGCATGTGGGATAGTCTTGAATGGATACAGGAAGGAGCCGTCGCCGTCTGTGTCAGACCCGGCCTTGCTCACGAATATGGCTTGGTTAGCAGCTGACGCGGGGAACAGTCCAGTAATCGATGCCCCGGTGACGTCGATGTTGGTTTGCTGCAAATCAACGATGCTGTCTGGGGTCATGACGAGGGAGCCATTTAGGAATAGCGCGTGCGCGTACAGGTCAGCCCAGGTTTTAAAATTCGGTTCTGTCAGCAACGATAACGACATAAGTATACAGGTGCCCGTAAAATAAATGTCAGCACAAGACGCTTCAAATCATATCTACTACCAGTCGAATCTATATTGCCCGATCACCTCGACTGAAGCCATCCTCGCCGAATTCCAGGAGACGCGTCAGTTTCCCATCATTCGCGATGTCTCGAAGTATCAGATCGCAGTCTCGCGCCTTGACGTGCCAGCGAGCGGCATTCCACTGTTTGTTTTTCAGGAGGGGGCCTACGTAGTTAGCCTCAATGATCTCGCCGGCATCGAGGCTCAAGTAGCCGTCACCAACTCTCAGCCTGCGGGTGTTCCAAAGGACTACATCTTTTCCATCCAGGGCTTCATCAACGACATCAACCAAGCTTTTCGCGAAGCTTTCAACTTCTTCGATCCCGGGCGCAGGGCCGTTCTTCTCGGACCCCCTGTTCTCATCAGAGACTCGGTTACAGGCATTTGCTCGCTGCTAGTCCCTCTGCCGTATGCCACGGGCTACCCAGTCACTCCAACCACCAGCGTCTGCGAGATTTGGATGAATCAAGCGCTCTACAGCAAGTTTTACGGTTTCAACGTCCAATACGGGGACCAGTACAATTCGCTCGATTTCCACGACTACCGGTTCATCGTACAGGACACTGGCAACAACCAGGTAACATATCAGCTCACCGGAACTCCCGCACCAATTGCGTATCTGCGCCTGGACCAGGACAGCCCTACTAACTCGATATCGGCACTCGCGTCCATTATCGTGACAAGTAACACGATCCCCGTCGTCGGCGATCAGCTATCCGTGTCTCTCGGTCCCGGCACGCCCCCGTCTCAGCTACAAACCCTTGGCCGCTCAGCCGCCCTCCCTATCATCGCAGAGTTCTTTCCTGACCCGGACAGCTATACAACGCCGCTCAGCACCATCAGCTTCGTATACAATGCTCAGCTCTACCGCATGTATGACCTCGTTGGCAACAGCATGATCCAAACAATAGACTACAAGATTTACTGGAGCGATCAGGAAGGCCGCCTCTATCCCCTCTACGTCATCCCCGGCGCGTTTGTCAACATCAAACTCCTCTTCGCCAAAAAGGGTCTGTTCAACTGAGTCCGTATACAAAAAAAGAGCTCTTACGCGCTTGCATCGTCATTAGACGGCAACACCGCGGTTGAAGCTTACAAGAGGCGCTTGCGCATGTCGCGCGCCGTGATTTTTTTGCCACCCATGACACCACCGCCCATGACGCCGGCACCGGATTTTTTGACTCCAGCGGCCAACAGAGGGGCGACCATCGGACCATACTTGAGCGCCATTTCAGCGCCTTTCTCGACGATAGGCATGGCCTCCTGGGCTACCTTCTTGATCTCACTCCAAAACGAGCCCCCCCATGGATTTCTGCTCTCGTGGTAGCCGTACTGTTGGTATTGTCGGCTGTTGAGCACGTCCTCTTTTGTGAGAGTTCCGAGCTGCTGTTGGGCCTCCATTCCAGAGGTGATGGTGATCATGCCGTCCTGGACGACGATGACGTAGATGCTGAGGTTCTTGGATGTAGGGGCAAGATTGGTGAATGTGACATCGATAGCAAGATTGTATTGGCCTCCGATCACTCCAGGAGCTAAATCAGCGGGCAAGCCGAAATCAACGGTGGGACGCATGCACAGGATCGAGCCTACAGCGATTTGAGGTCTATCGGCAGTTGGGGCGCCAGCGGCAGCAGCACCGACAGGCCCGCCGCCAATCCAGTCTGACCATTTGAGCTGAACGCCATTACGGACCGAGAGCCTCCACAAGTCCTCAGGCGCAGCACTAGAGAGGATACCGCTTACGTTGTTAAACAAGACGGACACCTTGTTAATGCCAGCAAACGAGTCGGTTTGGGTGTATCCGCCTGGCTTTTGTAGCTCGGCATCGTCCTGACGCACGTACAGGTAGATCTTCTCGGGTACTTGCGAGAGCTGGATGTTGTTCGTTGTGAGGGTATTGCTGGTACCCCCGGCAGTAGCTCCAACGGATGTGGTGAATGCTTGGATGTTGCTGTAGGGATAGACGATCTCCTTGGGCATTGGCATAGTCGGGTCGGGACTGACAAAGCGACACAGCAGGGTGGGATTGCTGAGAACGCTGACGTCGAGGCTAGTGAAGGTGTTTGCGCCAGCACCAGTCATCTTCGAAAAGAGCCTTTGCAAGTTGCCCAGCTGGCAGGTGATCTGGAATTGGTTGAGGTATACAAAGCCGTTAGCAAGGTCATCAGGCGCATACAGGAGAGGTGAGAGAAGGAGGGGCTCTGCAATGGTAAACTCGATCTTTTGGGTGACCTGGCCTACGGCGGGAACGTTGGGTTGGTAGGATACGGTTCTCCATGGGAATGTGCCTCTAGCTTGCTGGTAGTAGGTAGAATTCTGGAAATCACCAAGTGGGTTTACGGGCATGTTAGCGACGTCGCTGTATTCCTGCGACTGATCGGGCAAGCTGGGGAAGGAAGAGCCGCCTACGTTGGTAAAGTGCTCATACATTCGGCTACGTTCGAACGCGCTGGCATAGCGGTAAGGAGTTGCTGTAATGGTCTGCGTATCGACCAGTACGCTTGCGCTGGTGATGCACTTATTCAGGGGCCAGCTGCGAAGAGCGAAGAAGCCTTGGTTGTCCTGGATCAGATTTCCAGACGCGGGAGTGGGGCCCACAACAGTAGCCTGAAACTTTACCTGCATGAGCATGTAGCGATCGAGTATGGTACTAGTGTTGGGGACAGGGACTTGCCAAGTGAGCTGAGAGTTGCTAAAATTAGTAGTGATCACGCGCTGGTACGCAGTCGAGCTGCCAGACTTCTCGATCATGTAGACGGGCTTGTGGTCGAGATTGGCCGTCGGGTCGTACGTGACGCGTTTTTCCATGGGTGCTGCTGCGAGACTCATTGTCGTATGTATGCTTGCCCGCGATAAAAAATTAATCCGATTGCCGCGCGTTTTTAGCTGTGCACCGCACTCATGCACTCGCTACCTCGCGTTCTCGTCTCCAACCGCGCTCACATGCGGCGATATAGTTCCCAATACGGCCTGAGTGCTAGCTTGTCGGTGGCTTTTGCGGCACTTAAGCCCTGTCTCATCGCCTCAGCCTTGAAGCTCATGTATGGCCTGCCTACTCCGATAGCATCGACTACGCGCGCGACTATTGCCTTACGGCTGCGGCCGGTCTTTTTCACGCCAGCGCCTGCTGCAGCAGGTTCTTCCGTTGGTTCTGCGACCGGGGTCATCGGGGCAACCACTGGTGTCAACTCTACTGGCTTTTCCTCGGCTTCAGCGACGTTGTCGAGCATCTTCTCCTCGATGATACTAGCGATTGCGTCCTCGGGCTTTACACCAATGGCGTCAGCGTCTTTCACGAGTTCTGCGCTCGCTTGCGGGCTAGCCGCGATTTCCTTGAGGGCCTCGCCAATAGCGCCGTCGATAGCGGACTCGACAACGGCCTCTCTATCACTAGCAGGAGCCATGGCCGCTGGCATCCATCTGCGACAGCATTTGTAGGCTTTCCTTATCCACTTGCCGTTAGCATCGACTCCGGCGTTTCTCATGCAGCGCCCTTGCTCGGCGCAGACTCTCTTCACTGCCGGTTTACGGGCCTTCTTCACTGCCGGTTTACGGGCCTTCTTCACAGCTGGCTTGCGTACTCGCTTGGCTGGGGTTGCTTTTTGTGCACGACGTTTGGGCGTGGCTCGTGCCGTCTTCTTTTTAGCGGCGCCGCCTACGACGACCTCCTTCTCCTCCATCACTTCCTCGTCCCCACTGTCATCGCTATCACTGCTCGAGCTCTCCACTATCTGGTTGCAGCAAGCATACGGTACGGCGCATCTACACCCGCCAAGCTGCGCGCGCTCACTCATCAGCGCGTTCTCCATCACTGGGGGTCCTATCGATGAAATGGGCTTGCGGCGCCTTGCAGCCTCTAATAGCGACTCACTTCTCTGCTCGGTTATCACACGATCCTGGTGTAACAAATTCTTTCTGATACGATCTTGCATCTGCTCTATATAGCAATGCAAATTAAATCAGTCGAGAGTACCAACAGCGTAGGTATCATCTACCCGCGCGAAGGGCCAGTCAAACCCAAACAGCCCAAAATCCAGTTCGTCGACCTCAGCATCGGCGATGACGGCTTTCCCTCAGCAAACGGCGCCAAGTGCCTATCCCTAGCTAACGGCACACTACAGCTACTACCCACAAAAGCGCCCGCCCAAACCAACTGCCTCTATGTTGCGGGCCCTAGCGGCGCAGGCAAAACGACCTACGTCAGCTCATGGCTAGTGGAGTATCGCGCACGTCATCCCGACCGCGCCGTCTACTTCTTCAGCCGCAAACCCGAGGACCAGCAGATTGACATGCTGATTGAGGAGTACGCGAAAGCCGAGGACGTCGCCGAGTTCTCGCGCGTTTTGCTTGATGAATCGTTTCTAGCGTTCACCCTCGATGACCTCATGCTCGAGCAGTTCCGCAACAGTTGCTGCGTCTTCGACGATATCGACACTCTATCCGATCGCAAGATACTCGACAAGGTACGCAAGTTACGGGATGACCTCATACAGACTGGGCGATCGTACGGCATCAGCGTCATCTCCACGTCGCACACGATATGCAATCACAAAGAGACAAAGCAGATTCTGGCCGAATGCAACCAAATCACGCTATTTCCGCGCGCAGGCAACAGACAAGGCATAACCGACTACCTCAAGCGATATCAGGGCTTCGGCCGCGATGAGATCAAACAAGTCTTTGACATGCAGTCTCGCTGGGTTACACTGAATACGCGAGCACCGCGATGGATTGCTGGCGAACACAAGATTCAGCTGCTGGATTGAGTGACAACGTAAGCGGCGGCATCGGCGCTAGTACCTAAGTCACGCGCCAGCGACGTCAGCGCACTATTGTACTCGTCACATGTCATATCGCCGTGAGCTAGCCGTAGCGCTACATGCCGGCCGCAAGTGCTGGTGTCGTCTCGCTGGTGCTGGTGCTGGTTGTAGTGAGCGTCGACGCCCTTGCGCATCGCTTGATCGATATAGAGTAGCAGGCGCGGGTGAACGCCGTTCTTGCGGCCCTTGCGAGCGGTTATGATGGAATCGGGGAAAGCGCCCTGGCTATCGTAGTATTCGAGACGGTTCCCGCGCTTAAGCAGGGCAACCCAGTGACCCACATGAGAACCCGATTCTGGCGCTGCCGGGTATAGCAGAATGATGTCGTTGCTTGCGAGCAGGTTATCGATGAGATCGTCCGACATCGCATCTAGATCCTCGTATTCGACCACTCGCGCGGGTTTTTGCCCGAAGGCTCGGCCGCCAACGCCAACGCGGGCCAGCGCCTCAGTGAGGTCAATGAGCATACTTGCAGAAAGTGGGTCGTACATTAATTATCGTTGCTATGCATAGCACTCATCATCATCTCGCGATGTCAATCTCTTGTCTCGAGGACGCCCGTTATCTCGACATCGACGTGGGCAATATCACAGCCCAGTCGCTAACGATCGCTGGAGCCGGTGCCGTATATAGCGGCGCTGCAACTGTTGCCTGCACCGCAACTGGCGTAACCCCAAGCTCGTGGAGCGCAAACTGTTACTTTCAAGTAATCGGCCGCTATCTCACTGGTTACATCGATAGCCCAACTCTCGCCTCTGCCGCATCGACTGCGGTTGTTACCTTTGCCTGCCCCATCAACATAGTCGGCGGTATCGTCAACGCTAGCACAGCCTTCGGAGTCTCCACCGCTACACCAGTAAGTGCTGCTGAGTCCGCTAGCTCAGGTAGAGTAACCGTAGGTGCTGCTGCATCGCAAAACCTGGTCATCCGCATTCCTGTCGGTGCTATCACCAACTTCTCGCTCAACGCGACTTTTGCAGTTAATCTCGGCGCTTAGGATAGCAAACATGAGCGTCTCTCTACTCGAGCAACCCAACACAATCGACATTTACTGCGCCTCGCTCACTACCGACGCCATCGGCGTGAACACGCTTACTGCCGGTCAAGTCATTGCGATCACAGGCGACATCAGCACTGTCAACTCAACTACGGTTAACTCCTCGGCGGTAAACGCCTCCACTATCGACACGACGACTATCAGCGCCCCCACGGTCCTCGCTGGTAACATCACGAACGGCCGCTCGATCATATCTGTCGCGGCGCCGTCCGGTCTCAACGTCATCAACTTTGACGCCATTTGCCAATGGACATCGATTCCTCAACCCACGGGTGTCATTCACACCATTTACATGCAATCGATCGGGCCACTGACAACCACGGCGACAAGTGCAGTACTTAACTGGCCATGCCCGGCACCGCTTCCAACGAACTTTACCGCTGCGAACCAATCGATCGGCTCTCTCGTCGCTTACTACTCATCAGGCAGTACCGGCTCATCGATATCAGCAACTATCGGCACTGCGCGCTGTTCGGCGCCAATTGCGTTCCCAAATGGTACCTCAATCACGTTCTCATGGAGTTATAGCGTGAGCACGACGGCGTGAGCGGTGGCGGCGTGAACAAAAAAAGGCGCATAGGTCGCCTGCTTTTTTTGCGTAAGGACCGCGACGAGCACCTACGGCTGCGTGGTTAGGTTGTAGCGACGACGATAGCGGCGGCGACCGGTGCGAGCGGCGCGAGATGCGCCACCTTCGGGTTTGGCCGTGTACTTGCGCAAGAGGAGAGGACCCAGAAGAGGCAGGACGTCGAGTGGTTGCTTGCCTTCGATGCCAGCGCGGCCTACGGTCTTGTAGATGCTAGCGGGAGTGTCTGCGATGCACTGGAGGAATACGCGGTCAGCGGCGTGAATGTCGGCCATCGTTTTGCTAGCGTTGTAATCGAGGTCGTGCTGGCGAGCGCACGCGTCAGTGGCGTTGATGGGAGCTGCGTCGGGGTACTTGTCGATACGGGTGCCGGGGCCCTCGTAGTTAGCACATGCAACGTGGATCTCGCCGTCTTCGAGCGGTCTTGACACAGGCCCCTTTGTCGGGTCTTGATTGCAGGCACGGCTGCGATATGCGTTGGCCATGGCTTGGTACATTTTTGTTGCGATGGAGCCGCCGGCGGGCTCACGATCGGGAATGGTAATTAGCGGCAGGCAGCTACGTTCTTGCTTAGTTCGCTTCATCTATGCTTGGTGCGGAATTATCTTCGGGTTGCGCGGTCTTTGTTGACATCGTACGACGGTGTCGTCGGATCCATTCCCGCTTATCGGCCATTGCCTTGGTAGTGTGGCGACCGCAGAGAGCTGGAGAGCCGTCCTTTGGTTTGCGGCAGTTACGTCCACACGGCGCACTGGATTTGCGGGGCATGAAGGCGCAGGGGACGCTGCCCTTTTTGATAGCGCATGATTTGCAGCGGCACGATGACTTGACGACGCGTTTGCAGTCCTCGCAGAAGCGGATGGTGGGTTCTGCGCCTGAGCTTGAGCTGGCGACGCGTTCTGAGCTGGTGGGGTGATCGCACTGTGACATGGTAGGAGAAGGGTTATGTATGCTTGACGTGTGAGCTTTTTATGCAAAAAATTAACTCGGCCTTTCGCTTATCGTCCGCTGCTCCTGATTTAGGCGATAATGCGTAGTTGCGCGAGTGAGGTGACGCGAGTGATTGCAACGTAGAGGCCGTGCTGCATCTGACGGTGCGAGTCGACGATGACGGGCGTTCCGTTGGCCGCATGGTCGGTGGTTCCGATGGTTGCGCCTTGAATGAAGTCGCCGGTGACAGCGTAAGCAGGCTCCCAGTTGCCCTGCGTTGGCTCTTCTGACGAGGTGCGACCCCACCAGATGGCGCTTGCGGGCTGACGCTCGAGAGAACCGCGATGATGGCGCTCAGTACGGCGACCTACGTAGCGCGCGCGGAAGGTATCGTCGCGGCTATCGGCGGCCTCCCAGGTAAGCATGTGAGCGCGGGCGTGAGTCCCGACAATGACAAGAGAGTCCGGATGCGCGATGAAGATGGGCTTGACGTCGGAGACGGTGATGAACTGGGACGGATCAAGGGTCGCGCGCAGGCGTCGGATGAGGTAGGCGTCGTTGCGGATGAACGGACGCAGGCTGTCGAGGAAAGCGGACTCAGTCGCGTTTTGACGACGATGTGGCGCAATCTCCTCGTAGCGCTGGAAACGCTGCAATTGCTCGATGGAGAGCTTTTTTGCCTGAGGCGGGGCTCGCTGGTAGATAATGACAGCGTCGCGTTCGGGGCGGGCGATAGTGACAACGTCGCCGTCGGGAGTTACTGCTGTCTTCTCATGCGCTGGCTTGCGGTAGGTTCCAATGTCGCCGATCATGTGCAGGTGAATGCGGTGGTAGGTGCAGAGATCGATGAGCTTCTGCCATAGTTCACGCGGCACCATGCTGGCCTCGTCAACGACGATGTTTTCAGCGAGCTGCTGCTTGTGATGCGTGACGCCGATGCCAAGGAATTTGTGGACAGTGTATTTGCGCATGCTGGTGCGGTCTGCCGCGAGAAGGGCGTTGGTCGGGTAGAGCGTGATTTGCGACGGTCGCTGCACTTGCTGGATGCTTGTGTAGGATTTGCCGCAGCCGGGGGGTCCGGTCGTCAGCGTAAACTGCGAGAGACGATGCGCATGAACGGTGATGGCGGGCGCGCTATAGGCGGTGCCGTCGGTAACGTGGATGGGGCCGTCGGCCGGGGTGGCGTAGTTGATGACAGCCATCTCGCGAGTCCAGCTGCCTGGTGGAGTATCGGGTGATGGGTCGTCTGGACGGTAGCGCAGAGCGCGACGGTTGACAGCATCGGCGGCGTAAGCGGGTGGGATGACGAACGGTTGCGTTGATGCAAGGCCGTCAACGCAATAGGCCACGGTATGCGGGTTAGCGACAATCATAGCCACCATAGCCACTTGCTGGTATGCGACGATCGAGCCGTGGATGTGGTGTAGCTGCGACGGCTTGTCTTTGGGTGGTTGCGTTATCTCAACGAGAAAGGCCTTTTTGTCGGGCTGACCGTCGAGAGTGAGAGGAAACGCCGAGGCTGCCTTGCCATCGGTGGAGAAATCCCATTGCAGTTGCTGGATCTCGAGAGGGTCTGTGGCCGTGTAATACTCGGTAAAGCGCTTGTCGCGCTGGCCATCGCCAGGGATGAGGCGACCGAGGAAGGCGTTGTCACGCAGCTTGCGCGTGCTATCGTAGGGATTGACAGGGATGTCGGCGTCCTCTTGTCCCGCGAGAACGGTGAAATCGATAGTGAAGGTGACGCCGTGCGAGCGCAACTCATGTAAGAGCGCATGCCAGTACCAAGACATAGGCTGAACGATCCCCATCTTCTCGAGGAGGCGCTGGCCGTGATAGTTGATGATAGTGACGCGGCTGACGCCCTGGCGCTCGATGTAGGCGAGATCGGTGTTCGCGTAGAGACAGAACGGACCGACGGCGATCTGGTATTGCGGGTAGAGCGGGCTGTTGCGGTAGCTGGCGAAAGCACGGCACTGATCGGCCTTGTGCAAGATAGCGTAGGGGTCGGTGATGGCAGTGAAGGCCTGGCATGTAATGTGATGGTCAGCGACGCGCATGATCGACTGATATGGCTCCTGCAGTGGGCGATGACGACACTCGCGCTTCCAACGCGTGTAGAGGTAGCTCTGCTCGTCGTAACAGTGCGCGTAGGCTTGCTGCTCCTCGGCTGGAACGGGCGGCATGTATGACTTATGAACGGTATTGTCGAGGAGGTCGTGGTACCCAAGTAGGTTGTAACGCTTGCCATTGCAGGCGAGGCGACCGTGTAGTGCCTCTTGCAGACGTAGCTTGCGGATGCCGCCAGTGAAGGCGTCCTCTTCGGAGACAGCGCCGCGGATGGGCATTGCAGCCTTGGGCGATAGTGTCGTATAGTCAACGGCGTGTGCGTCGTGAGCCCACAGGTCGAGTGTGAACTTGGGAGATGGCGGCTTCTCCTCAGCCCAGATGGTACGTGCTTGCGTGTAGATCTTGGCGTGCACGCGAAACTGGGTGCAAAACTGGGTTAGAAGCTCGCGCGTCATTGGCTGGCGCTGGTAGGTGAGAGCGTCATAGACGAGGCCGTTGCGCGTACACCACGTCTTGATGCGAGTGACGAGCTTTTTGTCGCGCGTGCGACGGACGAGGGCGTTGACAACGCAGTTGAGGGTAGGGTCGTCGTAGAGGGCAAAATCGGCCGGCGCTGTTGGCGTATCGTAGAGCTGCAGGACGGCGAAAAGTGGCTTGATGTAGCCGCGTCCGCGCATACGCGAGTGGTAGGCAGCGACGATAGCTGGAGCACTGAAGCGATTGTCGACGACGGCAGAGACTGAGAGGCTGTCGTCCTCGTTCACCATCGATAACGTCCAACGCGTTGCTGGCGTATGCGGGAGAGCGTCGATGACCGCTGTAGTGGGGTTGTTGAGTGCGTACGTACCTGGCTGCGGCTCGATGGGCAAGCCGGCGCGAATACCGATGGTCGCGTGAGACAGGTCAACGACGGGTGGTCCGAGGCGGCCGATAAGTGCTTCACCGCGCTCAACGGCTTCGTCGATGATGTCCTCACGCTGAATGGGCTCGCGTACGGGTAGCGGAATGGTAACGGTGCGTGCGACGTGGTCGACGATGGCGCCCGGCATTGCGACAGCTGCGGCGAAGGCCGGAGAGGAGTCGTACTTGCGTACAGTGATGCCGGTGATGAGGTTGTAAATCGTGTACAGTTTTGCTCCGCGACGAGGTGGCATGATGCTATGTTAGTGTGTGAAGATTGTTCTTGCAAAAAATATCTAAAGGCCTTGGCCCGATTTGCGCGTTTTTTCATCAAATGAAAAAAAGAGATGTGCCTGACTGCGCTGGTGTGGCGCCAAGTATCATACGGCGCCGATGGGAGTGGCGACTTAATCTCGGAGCACCTTCACCTGCTTAGCAAGCGTGTCGCGCATGGTGTCACACACGCTGGCATCAGCTAGCTGCACGCACCGGCGCCGGCGATATTCGACAAACGGCGCGGTAAACGCAGCCAACGACTCAGCACGGCCTGAGCCTTTTGTATGGTGTTCGAGTGATTCAGCCTCATAGTGCAACTCTGAGGCAGCGGAATCTATGGCGTTGCGCTCGAAACCATCTATGATGATCGCTGCCGCGCGTTCGCGATCCGTGAGCAGTTTTTGCATGTCACTGATGAGTTGATACTGAGCTGGGTTATCTGGAATGCAACGAGCTAACTCACTGTTCACGCTCTCTGCAATGCGGATATAGTAGCTACGCGCTTGCTGGTAGCGGTCGTATAGGCGAGCTTCCTCGCGTGTGAGCGGTACTGGGCATGGGGGGTGAAAACGGTCGAGATCGGACTCGGTGAGTGTAACGGCAAAGTCGAGGTTTGACATGTTGTATACTGTGGCACGATCTTCACTCGTGAAAATTAGCTAATTCTCTCATATCGAATCCCATGCATGGACGCGTCCGCATCATCTTGGCGACGCGGGCAGAATGTTCGACGAAGGCGCCGCGCTATTGCGATAGCTCTATCGACGACTAGAGCCGCGATACCCGCGAGTATTGCGACAGCAAAGGTTTCGAGTAACATCGGTTTTATTTAGAGAAAGTATACCTATGGACCCCAACCCAACCGTGCCGATTTATGAACTGCTGAAGTGGCCGTGTCTCAAGCAGTTTGCGAGTTTCGACTGCCCTATCATGCAATGTAACTTTGCCGTAGCTGCTGATTGGATCGGCGGTCACATTACAGTCACCAAACACCAAGCGGCCGCGTATGAAAGCGCGATGCTGACAGGATCGCAATTATTCAAGCTCAGGAGCTTAACCGATCAAGACTGGGTACGCTTGACTGCACAACAAAGGGCCGATTATACCAGGGTCTCCTCTTAAGGCCCCCGCCCAACTCAACCCCAGCCCCCAACACAGACTTGGCGCTAGTCGCTTTTTTTGTGTGAAGGCGATGGTGGGGTGTGAAGATGGTAGGGAGGGTGAGGTGAATGTGATGGATGAGGGGTGGGAAGGTTATGGACGGCGGTTACGGGCGTAAAGTGCAAGGTGGCGTAAATAGCAAGCGCTTGCGGATGGCT